GTAAACATATAAAATAATTGTAAATGGCGAAGCAAACTAACGTTAAAATACATCTTAAAAAACCGAAAGTTAAACGTGCAGGAGTACACGCAAAAACACGAAATAGTAAATTGAAGTCAAGTAAAAATTATACCAAAACTTATACACGACAAGGACGATGAGTAAGAAAATAACAAAAAAAGTAGCACAAGCGAAAACAAGTCCTAAAGGCGGTCAACGTGGTTGCCTATGTAAAGACGGAAAAACGTACTCAATAAAATGTTGTGACGGCACACTACAAGCACAAGGAATAGGCGCAATCTAATTTAAAAATACAACAAATAATAAACAATTAAATTATACATATATGAACACACTACAAAACGTTTACAACAAACTTGCTAACAAAACGGAGTTAGCAAAACACGAAGTTAATTTAGGAATAGTACAAGACATAAGTAAAGCAACTGCAACTTATAAAGATATTCCAAATTTATTAAAAAATAGCAACGATGCTCTTGTAAAATTTGATAAAGAATATAGACAAGCATTAAAAGATTTTGTTTCAGTTAAAGATTCTTCACAAACAAATTTAAGTAAATATAAAGACGCTTACGAAACTACGGGTTTGCTTCTTAATAAAACTAAAGATGCTTCTCAAAATCTTGGATTAAACGTAAATGACATTCCTAATTTTAAAGAATTAGAAACTTTGCATACTAATTTAGTCAAAAATTATACAAGTTTAAAAGCAACATTTGATAAAGTAAATAAATTATAAAAAACAAATATGAAAACAAGCGTAATTAATCAAATAAAAACACTTTTAGGAATGGAAGTGAAATTGGAGACAATGAAATTAATGGACGGCATCACTATTTTTGAAGCTGATGCTTTTGAAACTGATAAAGAAGTTTTTATTGTAACTGAAGACGAACAAAAAATTCCTGTTCCAATTGGTGAATATGAATTAGAAGACGGACGTATTTTAGTAGTAGAAGTTGAAGGAATTATTTTAGAAATAAAAGAAGTTGCAACTGAAGAAGAAGTTGTTGAAGAAACACCGGAAGTAGAAGTTGAAGTAGAAGCAACAACAACACCAACAGCAAAGAAGACAATTGAAAGCGTTGTTAAAGAAACGTTCTTTGCAGAAATAGAAAAATTAACACAAGAAAATATAGAGTTAAAAGCACAAATCGAATTACTATCGAAAGTTGAAGAAGTTGCAACTGAAGCAACCGAACTTACCGAAGTAAAACCAATTGCGTTTAACCCTGAAAACACGAATGAAGTTGAACACTTCCAATACGCAAGTAAAAGACCACGTTCAATAATGGATTCAATTATAGAAAAAATTAACAATTAGTATTAACAATTTAAAAACTTAACAAAATGCTATTTGGTTCAAACCCAGTAATTACTACAACTTACGCAGGTGAGTTTGCAGGTAAGTATTTAGCAGCAGCTTTATTGTCTGCACCAACATTAGAGCAAGGCGGAGTATCTATACTTCCAAACGTTGCTTACAAACAAGTTATGCAAAAAGTAGCTACAGGAAACATCGTAGCAAACGCAACTTGTGATTTCACAGCTTCGGGAACGGTAACACTAACTGAAAGAGTATTAACAACAGAAGAATTTCAAGTAAATTTACAACTTTGTAAATTAGACTTGGCACAATCTTGGCAGTCAGCAAGTATGGGTTATTCAGCGTTCAAAACGTTACCTAAAACTTTTGCAGACTTTTTAATTGCACACGTAGCAGCTAAAGTTGCAGCTAAAATTGAAACTACAATTTGGAACGGAACAAACGCAACAGCAGGAGAGTTCGACGGATTTAAAACTTTGATGTTAGCAGACGGAGACGTTATTGACGTTGCAGGTTTAACAACTACTTTAGACGCAACAACTGTTATAGCTGAAATAGGAAAAGTAGTAGACGCTATTCCTGCGTCACTTTACGGAAACGAAGGATTAAGAATTTATGTATCTCAAAAGATTGCTAAATTGTACGTTCGTGCATTAGGTGGTTTTGGTGCTTCAGGTTTAGGAGCAAACGGAACAAACACACAAGGAACACAATGGTACACAAACGGAAGTTTATCTTACGACGGTATTCCAATTTTTATGGCTAACGGACTTGGTGCAAACAATATGATTGCAACAACTGTAGACAACCTTTATTTTGGCTGCGGACTGTTAAATGACAATTCACTTGTGAAAACTATTGATATGGCGGATATTGACGGAAGTAACAATGTAAGAGTTATTTTACGTTACAACGCAGGTATTCAATACGGTATTGGTTCAGACGTAGTGCTTTACGGAGTATAACATTAAATAAAAAGCGGGACGTAAAAATTCCGCTTTATTTTATTCATAATTAAAAACAAAACAAAATGGCTTGTTTATTAACACACGGTCGAGAAGAAGTTTGTAAAGAGTTTGTAGGCGGTATAAAGTCAATTTACTTTATTAACTACGGTACAATGGGTGCAATTACTTATAACGCAACAGTAGATTTAGAAGACGAAATTGATAGTATTGCAGGAGTTACAACACTTTTTAAATACGATTTAAAAGGCGCAAATTCTTTTGAGCAAACAGTTACAAGTTCACGTGAAAACGGAACAACTTTTGTAGAGCAAACTTTGACTTTTACTATTAAAGGTTTAGACGCAACAACTACAAAACAAATGAAATTACTTGCTTGGGGTCGTCCACACGTAGTAATTAAGACTAACGCAAACAATTTCTTTATTGCAGGACTTAATCACGGAATGGATGTAACTACAGGTTTAATTTCAAATGGTACTGCAATGGGTGACTTGAACGGTTACACAATGACACTTGTAGGGCAAGAAGCAATTCCTGCAAATCACTTGTCGGTTACAGCACCTTACACAGATGCTTTATTGGTTAGTAGCTGTTTCACAGGAGCAACAGTTGACCCTAACTAAATTTAAAAAAATTATTTTTAAAGCCGTCCGTAAGTTCGGCTTTTTTTTTGTCTTGAAAAAAGAACAAAAACACGAATATTTAATTATAACTATATGATAGTATTAACACCTTCAGGAAGTCCACAATTATTTAGTTATGTTCCACGAGTTATAGGGGGCGCAGTTAACCAACAACCTGCAACAATGGTAATAACAGACGAACAAACAAACACTTCTGTTTCAACAAACGCACACGGAGTTGGGTACGATGACTATACAAATTCAATACAACATACTTTTAGTTTAATAGAAGGACATTTTTATACTTTAGAATTAAAAAATTCAAGTAACGAAATAATTTACAAGGATAGAATATTTTGCACCGCACAACCTTTAGTTACATTTTCGGTTAACAATAACCAATATGTTTCTAATTCCACAACTAACGATTTTATAGTTTATGAATAACTTACACGTTTTAAATTTGTCAGCTTACACGTCACCTGTAGTATCGGAAACAAACCGAGAAAATTGGGTTGACTTTTTAACTGAAGACGGAGACCAATACTTTCAATTCTTAATTGAACGATATAGCAATTCAACAACGAATAACGCTATTATAAACAACGTAGCACGATTAATTTACGGAAAAGGTTTAAGTGCATTAGACGCTAATAAAAAGCCGAATGAGTACGCACAAATGATGTCTTTATTTCACAAAGAAGACGTACGAAAAATGGTTCTTGATAGAAAAATGTTTGGACAATTTGCTATTCAAGTACATTACAACGACAAGCACGACAAAATATTAAAAGCTTATCATATTCCTGTTAATCTTTTACGAGCTGAAAAATGCGACAAAGACGGACAAATAACAGGTTACTACTACAGCGACAATTGGGACGATACTAAAAAGTTTGCTCCGATTAGATTTAACGCTTTTGGATATAGCAAAGAAAAAATAGAAATACTTTATTCTAAACCTTATTCGGTTGGAATGAAATATTACGCATATCCTGACTATCAAGGTGCAGTTCCTTATACACTTTTAGAAGAAGAAATTGCAGACTATTTAATTAACGAAGT